GCGATTTTGAGTCGTCATTTCTGTTAAAGGTTGCGATTTATGTTTGATATGTCAATAAAAATTATTGAATATGATGTGGGCAAAGCTCACATCAAATTCTCAAAAACTTGACCATAAATAAACTCTCATATGCTCACCAAAGTGACCAAAGGAATTTTCCTTTATAGAAATGTGAAGGCTTTGCGCCCACGAAACGTTATTACTCCATAAGGAGCGTCACACCACCGCACGATGTGACAGATACTTTAATAACAGTAGTATCCCTGCTTGCTTTTATTTGGAAGCATAACCAATTGGTTACTTATGCCGAACCAGGCAGACTAGTATAGTAATCTAGTGTAGGAGCACACAAGAAAAACAATGGCATATAGTCTACACCAGCACTAACATATTTACTCAACGTAAGTTTGCTACTATCTCTAATAGCATCAGTCGTTGGACTAAACAATATAGTAGTAGCATACGTGTTAGTATCAGAATCATCTTTAATTGATCCCAAATTAATTGTATGAGGACTAAATAGATTAAAATTATATCTATTAAAGTCTGGCATTGAAACACTTAAACTATTATTATTTCTAGTAGAAGTAAGAGCTAAGCCTCCAGCGCCAGTAGTCGATCCAACACAATTAAGAAAACGCATACGCGCACTAAATACTGGACCTAATCCTAAACTATCAGTGAAACCACCAACCCTATCACTAAGATTGCGTCCATCACCATGACGAGATACTATCAACTCGTCAATTCCTGTATAATCCGAACCATTTACATTTAAATGTAAATTTATTGATCCTCTATATCCTTTAAACATAGCAGTGATATACGGAAGAGGATGATCATGCACAAAATTCATCTGAGCAGTTCCACCCAGTTGACCAGCCGCAAGATTTAATCCATTATAATCATATCCATACATCGATGGCATTCTACCATATAATTGTCTATATCGCATATATGTATTAGTTGCTAAATTAACAAACGGTGTAGATTCTGATTTAGTAGATCGATGTAATAAAGTCCGCAATGAAACCATTGATTCCCCGAAATTCATTAAAAATCGCTTAGGATGAGATTTCGTAGGTGGACCCATAACAGTAAAAACAGGATCAACTTCATCTTTAGATTGCACACTATATATAGATGGAGGAATGATACCAGCAGCACCAGACATAGGTACAGCATATTCAAAATTATCCCCCATTTGTACATATACTAATATACGCACAGGTGCAATAGCTACAGGAGCAGTTAAGGCGTTCAACACTCGCACCGAAATTAAACCATTAAATGTATTTTCATCGGGTGCTAATGGATCACCACTATTCCAATTATCAGCAACAGCTGCAACACGTAAAAATGAAGCGGCTTGATGATATGGAACAGTGATAGTAGTATCATTATCAACTCCCACATCCACAATAGTTGTATAAGCAATATTTTGTGTATCTGGATCGATATCAATACGACCGGCAGGATCATAAGTAATTCTGATTCTACCTTTGTGATATTGAGAACAAACTATTTGAAATCTAAAAACAATATCACCACGCCAATATTGGAACAATCGTCCAATATAAGAAGCAGGTGTATGAGCTACTCTTGTTCCACCAGCAATAGGTAGAGAAGAACACAAAATTGGGTTAACCCTAGCATTGAATAAATTCTCATCTGTAAGATCAGAAGTGGTCCAAGGTATGGTTGCAAGCAAAGATTCATGCGAACATATTTTATTAATATTTAAAGCATCATCTTCATCCACACCATGTATAGATGGATCAACACTCAATTCACATTTAGGATCATACGTAAGCTTTTGAACAGCTGTGCCAATTTGCGCAGAAGCTAAATGTGGCAAATTAGAATTTTGAAATGCATGCACATTATCAATAACGGGAACATTAGTAAAACCAAATAATTTGGCAATAGCAGATGTAGCCGTAGCTCCTATTTCTGTGGCCTTTGCAAATCTACCAATAACTGGTGTATTCGAAAATGCATCAGCGATAACTGCAATAGTTGATGCAGGTCCAGATACAATACCATCACCATATTCATCAGCAGACTGCAGAGCTAAATTCGCAGTAGGACCCATTAATTCAACATCAGTAGCCCATGCATAAAATTGCACGGATACAGATGTTCCAACAACACCATTTGCAGAACGCAAACCTGTCATATCTATTAATCTCATGGTACCCATATTAGTAGAATCATCTGTTGTGGCCAATTTAATCCAATTTTTATGATTGAAAAAAGGTAAAATCATTTCGCCACCAGCTGATTTACTGGGTGTCAATTTGATATTAGGCATTTGACTCCAAGTTAATAGATCAATAGGAAAAATAGCTGTAGTCCTAACAGGATTATAAGTGACATCTTCCAAAGGATTATAATTAACCATAGCCATTCCATAATAAAAAGGAGAAGCATTGATTAAAACTTTAACATGTAAAGTACATCGTATAAAAGCAAAATTATCAATCTTCTTTTTGATACGTGCATTATTAAAATACAAATACCAAGGTTTGATAGTAGATATGATTCCAGGAACAGCTCCTTCAGACCAAGTTGTGGAATGAATGAGTGTTGGTCTCTCTAAAAATGAAGATAACGAAACATCTGCAGTAGCATCCGCAGATGCAATATCACTATACATATGTCCAATATCTTCAGTTTCACCAGGATCTTGAGATATGAAATTAATCTGCTGTTCAGTATCAACTTCTTCAATATCCATTGATTGAATAGCTAGAACTTTACTTCGAGATAATCGATTAACCATTTTAGAGATAGATCCTCTAGTTATCTTCTTCTTCTTAATACGAATAGGTTCTTTAGCTTTCGCCATAGTTTGCCTTTCATATTCTTTTTGCGTATACGGAATTCGTACGCCTCCGATATCGCAATAAAATTGATCTCTAGCTTGAACGGCAATAAACTTAGAGAGACGTTCAATACACGTTTCACACGTGTACGGATAGGGTTTGCATAATTTATTATAAGTATTATCATATTTATATGCACATTTTGATGGGAATTCACCCATCTCTTGCGAACGATTAATGTCGCTCGCGCCATTGTCACCACTTCCACGGGGGTAACATTCCTCTATATTTTGCTTTGAAATCATAATTACGACGTAAGGGGTGATAAGCCCACATACGAAGGGTGGCATCTTTAATCCACGGGAAATGTTTTTCTGGTCTACTTCCAAGACCATATTTATTCAGAAGAATCTTCTGAAATTGTGTTTAATCACAATAAATGGCATTTTAATATACATACTTTGTATAATAAAACTAATAAAATGCCATCCAAAATGTGGAAAATACAAAACTAAAAATATATACATAAATATATATATAGATTTATACACAACCACACATTTACGAATATTATATATAATATATAAAAATAAAAAACATTCATAAATGATAGTAACCATGTACATAATAATCATGAACATAGTTGTACTCATGATATTATCAGGTGCTCCATTCAAAGATTTAACAAAAGTATCACAAGTATATATTGGTTCGACAATATCTAATGATTGTAAACTATAATCTATAATAGCATCATCAACATCATCTATTGTACCAACAGTTATTCCTGATGCTTCCCAAAAATTGTTGTACAAACTAGCCCATGAAGGAAACGTGCTAGGTTGAACATACAAAGATAAATCACACTCCTCAACAACATCCATTAATAATGCTCTCTTCTTATGGAAAATTTTCTTTCCATAGAAAAAATATTCTCTAACAGCGCTAGATATAACAGACATAATCTGATGTTCTCTAGTAACTTTTTTAGAATATACGCACATCATTAAAGATTTCTCTATAGAGGTTTCATCAAGTGGACACAAATAAGCACCAACATCCCCGTCGTAAACCCATTTCCGTTTTAAGAAAGTGGCATCACGCATATTAATAAAAGGAACGCTTTCAGCTAATTTATCTCCCATAGTAAAAACACAACCTATATCTGAGAGTGCTTGTTGAATGGTAGTATGAGTGTAAAAACTTATACGTTTAGACACTCCAGCAATCATATCATCTCCAAAAGTTGCTAAATGAACATTTTTTCTAAAATCTGATGCTTCGTTAGTCTTTTTAAGAACTGCATAAGCATATCGGAGATACAAAGAATTAATAATTCCATTAACAATAACAGTTAATGGATATCCACTTGGACTAGACCCAAACAATTCAGCTAAACAGCCATCTAAATCTACAACAGGAAAAGATAGATCAAATCCAATGCTATTAATGACTTTAAGCTCAGCTTCTGTATAACCAGCCGCTGCACATATAGCATGTAAAACTCGAAAAGCTGCACGAATCATTTCAGGAGAAGTGTTTTTATCAAAGGCTTTATAATCACCCTCGATTATTCTATCTTCACCAAATGCACTAACTCTAGTACGAATATTTTGCCATTGTGTAGATTGCGCAACAGTGCCAGGTCCACTTTCAAAAATGGCTGGATTTTGCATAATCAATCTAACCACACTTAAAGTGTACTTACGACAAACAAATGAAAAATCGACTGGACAAGAAAACATAACTCGTGTTTTCCCAGAAGCAGCTTTAGCAAAGGGAACAGGTTCATCCTTCAGATTACCAGAGAAAATAGGCATACAACGTTGACCATTTTCATATTTAGTAATCATAATTTTGACCCGATCCATAACCTCAGATGTAAATTCCATAGGATCTAAATTACCACCTCTGGCAGGAATACATCTAAGAAATTTCCTTTTTCCAGTGCACCATGGAGATCCCATACTTGTAGATCTATTCATCTTATCTACAAATTCGACTCCAGCAGCACCGTTAACTGTAGTGAAATCATCATATACATGAACCTCAGCTAACATCTCAGGAGTAAGTTGAAGAAGAATATCATCAATAAAATTACCTGTAACAGTATCTAAAATACAGGAATTAATTTTATTAATAGGTTTAACCATAGCTTCAGCGGCTATGTTCCACGGACGCCAGGACATATCAGGTTTTGTAAATTTAACCTGATAACCTCTCTTTAACATGGCATCTTGTATAATCGTAGGTTCAACAGATGATTTCTGTTTAACTCTAAAACCTTTATAAGATCCATATACATTAGCTGCACCATCTTTAATAAATCTAAATTTACTTTTAGGATGTAACTCTCCTAACACTTTAAGTGCAGATGGTGCACTAAGTTCTGGCATTCCAGGTGCTGATGTAGAAGCTTCATATTTTTCATATAATGAAGTAACAAATTCTAAATCCAATTTAACGGATAATACATCATTGCCTCCACCTAAACAATGAAATCCAAGTACACATGGACCATAGCCAGTTTCTGCAATCATTACAGATCCACAATCTCCATTAATCGTGGGAGTGATAACTTTACCTATGAAAAAATCTTTAGCAGCAATTCCATCAAATTGACCATTAGATAAATACTGAATATTATCAATATTTGAATAGCAAGTCGTACCTGTATTATCTCTCGAAACATATAAGCCTTTACAAGGAGCCTTAAAAGATTCCTTAGCAAAATAGTTAATTATTTTTTTTTTAGGAGGTAATCCTAAAAATCGAATAACACACAAATCTCGTTCAGGGAATCTTATAACAGAATCCTGATAAACAGGAAATTTGGTATTAGGTGTAATACCAATCTCAACATTAGATTGAACCAAAGATAACTCAAAATCATTATCAGGTATAGCATGATTATTAAAGGCAACTAGAAAGCCACCTAAATAAACGCCTTTTGTAGGACGTCTAACAATAACATTATCCTCCAAACGATGTGTAACAATATTCACACAATTTGAAGATATAATTTCAGCTAATTCTCTAGCACTTTTGTTTGCATTTGACAAAGTTGCAGTAGAGACATCAAATTTTGAAAGAGAAAAATCCTCTTTATACCAAACATTAACTTTATCATCACTCTTAGCTTTAGGAGCAGACTCAGTGGAAATAACTTCACTTTGTAAAATAACCTTAGGTTTCTTACAGTAAGAGGTATATAATTTAGATCCAACATAAAATAATGTGCTACCTATAGCACAACCAACAGCTATGCGTTCTAATCTAGGATTCTTACCAATAGAATTCTGAACTCTATTACCAAAACGTTGCCAAAAACGTTTTTGAGTAATTATCACTGAACGCCAGTAATTTCTATATCTACGCAATTTATTAAGCATAATACATTTAGGTATAATATCAAATAAAGAGTATAAAAATAATATTAACCAAAAAATAAAGAAACTATATTGAACTAAAACTTTAGGTTCAAACATATCATATGATTGAGTCCTAACACAAGAACATCTAACATTAAGACATCCTGAACATGTAATAGAATCAATATTATCACAATCACACGATGGTAAAAAACATTGATCACATAATTGTACTCGAGAAAAAGTATCATTAGATTCTGCGACTAAATTTTGGACTCTATCATGATCTACGGCGGCTTTGTTAAACCACTTAAGAAAATCATTAATAGAGTTAAAAGTAAATTCTACTTTAGTCTCACCTCTATTGTCACCAACTGGAACAACCTTTTTAATTGTCCAAATCCAATAATCAGGATAATCATTAGTAATAGTAGGGGTTTTGGAAGAATCCAACATGCCATTAGTCGCATATTCTGGTTTAGGAACAACGGTGATTACATGAGGTAATCTTCGTTGAACAGCTAAAGGACAAGCAAAATAGGCATAAGCATTCAAATTTTCCGTATTAGTAGTGGCCATTACAAACTCACAACGCAATGGAGTTCGTCCTTTATCAGCTAATCCAGCTTGATCAGGAACAAATGGTATATAATTAACAACTTGAATCATTTCCATTACAGTTGGATCACCTTGTGTGGCTTTATTTGGATGCATAAATGCAACATCATCCATTAATAAACACCACATATAGGTTTTAAAACCATCCCAATATTTAGCCACAGGATTTTTAGTATATTTAAATTCATCAGAAGAATCTAATTTAAATAATCTGGCATATTGGTGAAATAACATATTAGTTATAGTACTTTTACCAACACTGGATGGACCAGCAATAAGAACAGAAAATGGTAAACGTCTGTTCTCACGCGCTCTTTTCGAGCTCATTTGTTCACATTGCATTATTCGCAAATCATGAACAATAGATTTAATAGCTCCACGTTCATATGCACTAACTCTAGTAGCGTGTTTAAACATAGCATCGCCTTGTTCAATAGTACGTTCTAAATTTCTAATAAAAGAACTTTCACTAAAACCATGCAATGCTGGTTCATTAAGCTGCAAAACTTGTACTTTAAGTTTATTGGCACTATTAAACCATTCAGTATATGAATTACCAGAATGGTAAATAGGATCCATTGATCCTGTCTTCATACACTGATATCCTCTTTCACATAAAAAAAGGATAGTATCAGTGATGACATATAACATGTCAGCACCCATACAATATTTTTTTTTTAGAGCTTCTTGCTCTATTTTTCCATATCGCAAATTATCCATTGTAATACCAAATTCATCTAATACCGATAAAGAAATTAGATATAAAAAGAATTTATAAATCTTTTGTACAACAGGACTATTCTTAACTTCATCATAATTATCTAGAAGTTTACGTAAATATGGAAATATCTCCTCTGCATTTTGAACAGTTGGATAAAAAAGTTTCTTAAAATATGTAGTAGCTATTTCACTCATTTCTGATCCGAAAAGAGCAACAGGAAATCGTAATTTAATATAATTACCTATAGCAAATATAGTATCATCAAGAGTTTGAACAGTACTTAACATTTTAAATAATGTCAAGAGATCTTCTAATAACTTTAAATAATATTCATTCGCTTTAATAACATCCTTAATAGAATATTTAAATCCTAAAAGATGACTAATACCTTGACTTGATGTAATATCAGGAAAAGGTTGAGATTGTAAAACATATTTATGGTTAATTTGTTTTTTAATTGCGCTTATGCGCTTACGCTGTGAGGTCGTAAATCGACCTTTAAACAGTCTATGCAATGATAGATCTGCTTTGTTCGTTCGTACATAATTGTACGAAGCCTCTGTGAGGGCTTCGGAAGCATTAAATGCTTGAGAGATGGTTGAAGGAGCCTGTTTCAGTCCTGGAATAATAATTGGAGTCTGTTTCAATCCAGTAAATTTAGAGGCCTGTTTCAGCTCGAGATTTGATTCATTAAAAAGCGTGTTCATTGTAATCGTATTTAGTTTTAAAAAGGATGTTGTTTCTCCCGCCATTGGATATTCCCTTGATTTTCACATGGGACAGTAATATATTACAAATCAAATTTTATATAAAAATTTAAAGCACAGGCCCTGAAGGGTTCCATAATACTGCATACGGCAGTATCGCCTTAGATAGATGGATAACGTAAGAGCTACTTGCTGTAAGAGGCTACCATCTTAACTATCTTTAAAGATGTTAAAAAAGAAATTATATAATATATATGTAAAGAGACTACAGGTCTCTATATCTATGCAAATGTTTAAGGTTTTATTTTAAAATATAAAATATGTATACATAAAATGATTCAAAAATGAATCAGTGATTTAGATATTGGGTTCATTAAGTCCAATAAGTATAAATCGATCACACCATTACTAAACGGTGCGAAATATTATCGTTTAATTAAGATCACTATATTAGTGAAATCCGTATTTGGTTACTATTTTTTATAGGGGTTTTATCCTCAGTAGAAATAAAATGCGAGCATATCAATAAAATATGGTCGTAAAAAAGATTAGCTTAGTGTTTAACATTGTTAAAGTGCTAAACAGTCTAATTCTCGCCAGTATCTGGCATAACATGCATACATATGATATAAATCATATGCATG